AACGCTGGAAAAAGCCGCTGTACTGCTGGCGACGGCGGAGAAGCTTTATAAGCGGGTGGGCGTGGGAACGATGCGAAACCAGATTGCGGCGCGCCTGCGCAGCCTGGCAAAAGAACAATAACGACTACCGCAAGCCGGGCGGGCGCGGATGAGGGCAACGCACAATGTGCTTTGTGCCGTGGACTCCGGTCAGCCCGCCTTTTTCGGGGGAGCCATGTTTAGCGGGAATCCGATCAACTACAACGATGAGCCGTTGATCAATAACGGTTTCTGGCCGGATCTGAATCTTAAAGATTTTCAGGCGGCGCGCGCCATTCCACCTGATATGGACGCGGGAACCGTTGGCCAGGCATTACTGGCGGCGGTAACAGAGGTGAATGCGGGGCTGGCCTCTGTGGAGGAAAAGCACCGGGCGGCAGGTCATGCGACTGCGGCCAGTGTGCCGGGCGTCAGCCTGGGCGGGATTAACGGACTCTGTGCGCAGTACACCAAAGCGGTGTTTGCCCGCGCTAAGGCCGATTTACTGGGAGAGTTCGCCACCATCGGGCGGCGTGACACCCATCCGGGGCAGGAAAGCGAGGAAACCCGCGCCGGGTTACTGGCGGAGTCCCCCGTCACCATCCGGCTGATTAAAGGGCTGAAACGGGTAACGGTGAGCAAGGTATGAGTGAAACACAGCTGGAATCACTGACCGCCTTTTTCCGGGCAAATGTGCCTGAGCGCGCCATGCAGGGCTTTACCAGCCTGATTGATGAAATGCGCATTATTCCGGCCGCAAAAGATTTGGGGCTGGGGCAGTACCGCCAGGCGGTGATTCGCTACAGCGCGCAGCTGGCATGGGAGCGTTTCCCGTACCGGCTTTGCCCGCCGCAGCTGCTTGTTTCGCTGATGGAAGCCTGGCTGGATGACTACGGCAGCACCGTGATGGATGAGCTGGGTATCACGGATGCCGAACCGGACTGGGATGTATCCCCGGAGGATGAGGAAACCGCCGTGGTGGTGCTGACCATGCCGCTGGTTGAAGAACTGGTGATCCGCCAGGACGAAAACGGCGCTATCCCGTGGCGCGGTGAACGCTGGTCACTCGTAGACCCGGAAGTGCTGACGGCATTCAGTGCGACGGTATTCAGTACCGATCCCGCTGGCGCACCTGTGGGTGACGCCTGATGTTTGCAGGCGGTGAGCTTAATAAAAAGCAGCTGGCCGAACTGCGGCAGGCGCTGGCCAGTCTGGAGTTGCCACCCAAAAAGCGCCAGCGGTTGCTGTGGCGCCTGGCGAAATACGGACTGATTGCCGCAGCTAAGCGCAACGTCCGTAACCAGCAGTCACCTGATGGCCAGCCGTGGCCGGGGCGCAGGACAAAGCGCAGGGGGAAGATGCTGCGCAACATGCCGAAGCTGCTGCACATCCGGGAAATGCCGGAAATCGCCGCCGTCCGGGTGTACCTGCAGGGCGGTGGATACCGCAACGGTGAATCACCGGTTCCGGCCGGGGTGGTGGGGTACGCGCAGCAGAACGGCATGACGATGCGCATTAACCGCAGCAGCGGGGCGCGGGGGAGTAACAGCGGCAAGATGGCCACGGTGTCGCAGGCCAAAAAACTGCGGTCACTGGGCTACCAGGTAAAGCGGGGCAAGCGGATGGTAAAGCCCACGTACAAGCAGCTGATGGAAACCATGAGTTACGACCAGGCCGGATTGCTGATCCGCAAGCTGCTCGGCAAAACGGTGAAAAACAGCTGGACGATTGATCTGCCCGCCCGTGCCTTCCTCGGCATGAGCGATGAAGAGTTTAACAAGGCGCTGGCGCGCCAGCTGCAGGCCATCGGCTTTGGCTGGGACGTGAACGCGCAGGACATAAGGGGTAATTCATGACCTGGCCGTTAGTGGATGTGAACCAGGTAAATCAGTTGCTGGGCGAGGTGACGGAAGTCGAACGCGCGGTGCTGTTTATCGGGAAAGGTACGACCAACACCGGGAAAACCATCGCGGTGAATGCGCAGACGGACTTTGATGCCGTGCTGGGTGACGGCGAATCACCGCTGAAAAGCGATCTGATCGCAGCCCAGGCCAATGCCGGGCAGAACTGGTGGGCGTTTGTTCACGCCCTGCCGGAAGACGCGGCGGCTAAAGACTGGGTAGATGCCGTTATCGCGGCGCAGGTTTCCTGTTCGGTTGAAGGTGTCGTGCTCTGCGATGACGTCAGTGCGAAGGCAACGATCAACGATGCCGCCACGCTGCGTTCAAGCCTGATTGCGAAGTTTGGCCGCTGGGTGTGGTTCGCGCTGGCCGTCGAAGGATTCCAGCCTGATGAAGACCAGGCGGAATATCTGGCGCGCCTCTCGGCGCTGCAGGCAGGCATTGCCGAAAAGGCGGTGCAGCTGGTTCCCCGTATCTGGGGCAACGAGCCGGGTGTACTGGCAGGACGGCTGTGTAACCGTGCCGTCACTATTGCCGACAGCCCGGCGCGCGTCAAAACCGGGGCGCTGCTGAGTCTGGGCAGTGACGATCTGCCGAAGGATGGCACAGGCAAAACGATTGAGATTGCGACGCTGCAGGCGCTGGAATCGCAACGTTTCAGCGTGGCGATGTGGTATCCCGATTACGACGGCATTTACTGGTCTGACGGGCGCACGCTGGATGTTGAGGGCGGTGATTACCAGTCGATTGAAACGGTACGTATTGCTGATAAAGCGGCGCGCCGGGTTCGTTTGCTGGCCATCGGTAAAATCGGGGATCGTTCGCTGAACAGCACGCCGGGCAGTATCGCCGCGCACCAGACGCTTTTTGCGCGCCCACTGCGGGAAATGTCGAAAGCCGCTGAGATTAACGGGGTGCTGTTCCCTGGCGAAACGAAGCCGCCGCAGGATGGCGATGTGCAGATCGTCTGGAAAACCAAAAAGCACGTCGAGATTTACATTGTGGTTCGCACGTATGAAGTGCCGCTGCAAATCACGATCAGCCTGATGCTTGACCAGAACACGGAGGCCAGCGCATGAGCAAACGTATTTCAGGTATGTCGTTTGACGTCTATGTGGACGGCGATCTGGTACACGTCGAGGCGTGTACCCTGGACATTACCGACAACACGACAGCGGCCACCACGCACGGCGTGCCGGACGGTTACGTTGATGGTGACGTGACGGCAGAGGGTGAGCTTGAGCTGGCAACAAAAGCCGTTGCGGTACTCAAGGCGCGTGCGCAGCAGAACGGATCATGGCGCGGTATCCCGCCGCTCGATCTCCTGTTCTATGCAAAAGCGGGCGATGAAGAAATTAAGGTTGAGGCGTTCGGCTGCAAGCTGAATCTCTCCAGCCTCCTGAACATCGACCCCAAAGGGGGCGCGGTATCCACACGCAAATTTAAGTTTGTCGTGACTGACCCGCGTTTTATCAACATCGACGGCATCCCGTATCTGGAAGCGGAAGCCACGGAAAACCTGATCGGTTAAGGCACACCATGCAGGAACATGAAAAAAGCCTCCTTTCACTGCTGTTAATCGGTGCCCTGATTGCCATCGGCAAGGTGCTGTCTGGTGATGACCCCATCACGCTGCGCCATTTTGCGGGGCGCGTGATCCTGGGCAGCTTTGTATCGGTGATGGCCGGGGCGGCACTGATTCAAATCCCGAACGCCAATCCCCTGGCCATTCAGGGGCTGGGGGCGGCGCTGGGTATTGCCGGTTATCAGGCAGTTGAATTGTGGTTGCGCCGTCGCGCAGCCGGGAAAAAAGAACGGAGCGAAGCACAATGACACTGAGCGAAAAACAGCAGCTGTTCACCATCATGGTGGCCAATCTGGTGTTGTGGGCTGAAACCCGCGGATACCGCCTGACGTATGGCGAAGCGTACCGCACGCCGGAACAGGCGGCACTGAACGCGAAAAAGGGCAGCGGGATCGCGAACAGCCTGCACACGCAGCGCCTGGCCGTGGACTTTAACCTGTTCATTAACGGCCGGTACCAGGACAAAAGCGAAGCGTATCTGCCGCTGGGTGAATACTGGGAGTCGCTGGGCGGCAGCTGGGGCGGGCGTTTTAAGTCCAACCCGGACGGCAACCATTTCAGCCTGGAACATAACGGGGTGCGCTGATGACAACTGGCCAGTGGTTGATTGTGGTTGCGGTGGCGTTCGTCTGGGGCTGGCTTACCGCTGACTGGCGGCGTGACAGCCTGGAGTTATCGATCACCACTGCGGCAACGGCGGCGGCAAATAAAACCCTCGCCACCACGCAGACCATTGCCAGCGAGTCAGCGCGCAGTCTGGAAAACAAACTGGAGGCGCTGGCCAATGCGCAGCCGCGTGAAATTCGCACCGAAATGGTTAAGCCGGTTTTTACTAACGTGTGCGTGTCTGATGAGTTTGTCAGCATGTTCAACGAAGCCGCAGCCAGAGCCGGGCGTGCCCTATCAGGAAAACCTCAAAACAAAGTGCCCGGAGGAACTGCCGCGCCTTGAGGGAGTCTCCGGGGCATTAGTCGCCGGGGCGTTACTTAATTATCAGGATTTATATTCCGTCTGCGCGGCGCGACATAACACGCTCGTGGATGAAATTAACCAGAGAGAGAAATTAAATGAGCGAGAAAATTAAATTAGCTATTGCAGGGGTTGAGCTGGTATTTGAACCAAACGTAACCGCCTATAACAAGTTTATTAATGATATGTCGATGGATAACAAAGTCGCCCCGGCGGTCAGTTATTTAAAACGTATCGTGGCACCGGAAAGTAAAGCGGCGCTGGAAGACTTTATTACCCGTCCGGGCGTGCCGTTGCAGCTGGTTGCGAAAGTAAATGAAATTTACGCGCCAGAACTGGAAATCGAAGTAAAAATCTAACTGCGCGAGTCCATGCGATTGAATCAAATGGACTCAGCCAGTACGTAATATTACGCCGCCATTACCTCCCCCACGGGGAAGATAATATTGATGATATCGCCGCTGCCGTCTGGCTCGATAACCGCTACTGGGAAAATATGAAAGTAGCGGTGGCCAATGGAATAGGAACCGCGTTTAAAGGCTCATAATGAGACAACTGGATTTTACATTAAGCCTGATCGACAAATTAACGCGCCCGTTAAAACAGGCGCAGACGTCGGTGACGGATTTTGCAGATAAATCAAAGGATGCGTTTAAACGTATTGGCGTGGGCGCGCTGGCCATGTGGGGCGTCGCGCAGACCGTGCGCGGCGCACTGTCCCCGGCTATTGAAATGTTTGATGCGCTTAACGAGGCCTCCGCGCGGGGTATCGACAGCACATCCCTGAAAACCGTCCAGCGTGATGCGCTGCTGTTCAGCGCCACTTATGGGGCAAGCGCCGTCGAGTTCGTCAACTCCACGGCGCAGATTAACGGGGCGATTGACGGTCTGACGGCGACAGAGCTGCCGAAGATGACCAAAGTGGCCAATACCCTGGCCTTTGCGATGAAAGCCACTTCTCAGGATACCGCTGAGTTTATGGGGCAGATGTTCGCCAACTTTAAAAGTGACGCTGACCGCCTGGGCAAGGTGCCGTTTGCCGAGCAACTGGCAGGCAAAATGACGGTGATGCGCCAGCGGTTCGGCGCAGAAATGGGGTTGATTAAAGACCTGATGGAAGGGGCGCGCGGTGTTGGTAATAACTTCAATATCGGGA